CGCCTACTAGGTACAGTGTGTCGCAAGAGTTGTGTTTGAGGAAGTTATTGAGACGATCGGCTTGACAATCTTTGGTTCCAAGGTGGACATCACTAACAAAGATTGAGCGATATGTCTTCATCTGTTATTTAAGACAAAGACTGTTACAATTTTGTTACAACAGTAATTCGTTAACAAATCTTAACAATAATTGATGATGTTGGCCGTTGTGGAATTGATCACGCATCCAACTGTAGGAAGAATACCAATGAGGTGTGCTTTCGGGGTGGCACCCGATTAATCCTGTACGGCCTTGCACAATAGCCATGGGGTCGTTATTTCCTGTATAACGAGCCACAGTTTTGAACTTTGACTCATCACCTACTAGAGCACACCCATCATACCAAAACATCTTCATTGGCGTATTGTTCCAAGTTATATCAATATTCTTAGCATGGGGGCGTCTTGTATCTGTCCCTGGCCTGCACATGTATTGTTCTGCATCAACATCTTTAATTATATCAAAGTAATTGCTACCGGCCCAATATGCGCCCATGCAGATTCCTAAATATGCTCCGCCATTGTTTACAAAGTCACGTATACGTGACCCGTTGTCTTTTAACAAATATTTAAAACTACTAGCATCACCAATGCCCCCGGGTATTGCTACACAATCTACATCGTCAAAGAAATCCCGCTCAACTTCGTGGCGGGTAAAAATTTTAAAACTGTAATGTGGGCTTAATGCTTGTATAATTCCGTTGCCGCTTTGCACAGAGCATTTGGGTTGATGTACAAATAGTGCAATAGTTTTCATCACATCTATTTATTGAGCATATTATGTAAGCATGCGAATTAATCCCACACTATCGATTGTGGTTAACAATAGATAGTTAGCCAGCATGCCAAAAGATTTCCTAGTCCAACTAGCCCAAGCATACAGAGCACAGCCAAAGATCCACACAGGGTAAAGAGCAAGAAGCGGAGGCGTGGGTACGGTAAGTGCCATAGTAATTGAACAGCCAATACTAATAGCCCAAGCAAGCAACTCAATAACAAAGCGAGTTCGGTGGGACTTAAAATCATCTCGTATCCAGTCAAATGTGTTAAGCAATATATCGTTCATAAACCTGTTCACTGGCCAAATTTTTGCCTTTGGCTTCGCATTGGATATCAAACTTTTCAGCAAAGGTCAATGCCCAGTCAGTCACAGCTGAATTCCAATAGAAGTCACTGTGTGCTCGTAGTTTTTGTTTTTTATAGCCCTGTGCCAACAATGCGGCCATGTCCGGCAATACATCTGCGTCATGCCCCACCAGAAAGTCTTCTCGGCTGACTGAATAATGCAGTGCCGGCCTTACTCCGCGCCAGGAATCAATCACACGCGAAACTCTATCGTCGGAGGGTTGAATGTAGTCTCCTGTACGGATCCAGTGATGGTGTATATCAAGCACAAGGGCACAGTCGTTGGCAAGTTCAAGGCTTGAATCAATTCCCCAGGCGTTTTCGTCGTTTTCGATGGTGATACAGTTTCTTGCTTCGGGACTAAGACGCTGGAGGGCAGAGCGAATACCTGCGGGGCCTTGTTTACCCGAGATGTGTACGTTGATTTTAAAATCCTGAAAAGTCTTGCCGTATCCCATCCACCTGACCATATCTGCATGATATTCAAACTCCTGTATACTTCTATTTACGATGCCGGGATTCTCACTGGCCAAAACACAGAACTGCCCAGGGTGAAAACTCAATCTAACTCCCAGTCTACGAGCAGTTTCACCAATGGGTGCAAAGATTTGGGCACAGTGATCCTGGATCTCTGTACGTTGCCACCAGTCAATCCACGAAGGTTCGGTATAGCCCTGTAGCATTTCGCTACCTAACCGTACCATTCTACGACCTTCTGGCAATGTGGCCACACGTTCGATCATCTTCACAGCGGCAGCGGTGTTGTGATTCATAATGTCCCACTGACGCTGGTCTGCTTCGCTGGCATGTTCGCGAAGCCACCTCATGGTAGTTGATCTGCCGTTTAGGTCACGGTCCCGTGCATTGACTTTCATGCCACCACATTCTGTGGGGTCATTTAGCCACTTGCAACAAAAGCCAATTCTAGGTGTAGTCATGCTGTAATTGTACAGTATGTTTAATTAAAAGTCAAATGCTTTTTGATAAATAATTCATCGGAGAATACCATATGATTAAAACCATCCTTACAATTACCCACACTGCACCATTTCCACAGCCACAAATGGATAATATTATGAACCAATGCGCTACCTGGCAAACCGAAGGAAAATACACCGGAGAACTTGACATCACACACAATACTGTTACAGGAGTTAGACGTGTTGAACGCTGGGCCTGGGTCGATAACGCTACTGCAGAAGCCTATAAAAATTTAGTACTGGCTAGTTGGATCGATCTATACCCAGATATCAACGTTGACATTGTGGTTGAGTAACATTACTTAAAATTGTAGAATATCATATGATTAAAACCATCCTTACACTTACCCAAACTACACCGTTTCACTTACAGCCACAGCATGATAATATTATGAATCAATGCGCTGCCTGGCAAGCTGAAGGAAAATACACCGGAGAACTTGAGTTTACAAACAATCCTAGCACAGGGGTTAGGTGTGTCAACCGCTGGGCCTGGGTCGATAACGCTACTGCAGAAGCCTATAAAAATTTAGTACTATCTTGTTGGATCGATCTATACCCAGATGTCAACGTTGACATTGTGGTTGAGTAACATTACTTAAACTGAGATATTACATTTTCTAAGGTGTCAAGTCTTTAGTAGTTCGATCACGTTGTCCAACGTGTCTTTGGTAAGATTTTCGAATTCAGCCAATTCGGGCCAGACTTCTCCTGCATGGTCAACCAAAACCCATTGCACTGCGGGATTGCTCGAAATGGCATCTTTGACAAAACGCTGATAATTTGTTGCTCGATGCGCTGTTAACCGATCTGCACTCTTGGGTCGTTCGGTCCAGTCAAATCCCACAAGCAACACAACATCACTTTGACCGGCCACTAACTGAATACTGATCAATTCGTCTTTGTTGTCTATTTCAAAAGTAAACTGCCCTTCGTACAGTTGTACGCCTCGGGGTCGGTCAAGCTCGGCATAGATTGATGAAGGCACATACATGTTGCACATTTCATTCATTTTGCGTTTTAGCAACTCACGTGCTTTGCCTGCATCATCACACACAACATTGTCAGTGCTACAACCGCGCCAGGTGCGCCAGCCACCCCAGATGGCTGCAATGTCTTTGAGCACAGTGACATCAACGTCTGGTGGTAACACAGTGGAGTCTGACACAACCCAATTGATTCTCATTCAACAGCCTTTAGTGTTTTCCATTTGTAGTTGCCTAGACACACCCAGGCAAAGGCACCATTGGGCATGGGATCAGCATTGAATACGATGTCGCCCTTGGTTCCGGAATAGTTAGGAACAGTTGTTCCGTGTCCTATCATGTACTGTGCCACACGTAATTTTTTGACAGCAGTTATGCCATCTGTTCCAATGGTCAGTTGAGGTAGTTTATTAACGCCAATGTTCAGTGCTTGGTCGCGACTGGTACCAATATATGCTTCTTGATTCTTGTACTTGCCTGCGGATATACTGATTTCTTCGTCCCATACATTCAGTGCAGAGTCCGGATGTTCTGTATTGACACCCAGCCGCTTTTTAACTACAACAACAGTTTCGTTTAGACTGGTTTCACCTTCCACTGTCAGATCTCGAAGCCGACCTACTTTTTGTAAATTACTTTGTGTGATAGTTCGTGCCAACTGGTTGCCGGACACCAACAACTGGTCATCAACAGTGACATTGTCAAATTTAATGCCATTCCGTTTAATTTCTTCTGCAACCTGCTCAACCAAACGATCTTTCCAGTCTTGATTCAGTTGTGCTAGCGTCTTGGCACTTATGTCGGCAGCCAACACATTCCAACTTTGATTATCTGTGTTGATAGATCCGGTAACTGCCAGGTCTTTAACTGTGACTGACTCTACAAACTTGGCAGCACGGGCAGTTAACACATTTTCAATCACTGTTGTTTCATCTAAGATTGTCAGTTGGCAAGATGTGGCCTGGTCATCAATGCCTGTGCTGGAAAAATTGTTTAACAATTCAATTTTTAATCGAGCCATATTTTCATCCACACGCTGATGAATAACAGTGTTGATGTCAATTGACCCAATGGTTGCCACTGTGCGGTGCACTACCATTTGATTAAGCGTTTTTTCAATCTTTTCTAACCATACCACGTCCGTGAACAATTCTGTAACTGCGGTTCGTGTGATGCGATCTACTTCTTGGTCAACAGTGGTCTTAATGAGATTGTTGTTGACAAACTGTGCAACGCCAGGAACTGTGCCAGCAGCAAATAATTCGGCAACCGTGGTTTTAACAGCTTCAAGGATTTCAGGCATGGTTGTTGAGTTGGCAAATTTTGAAAGTATACGATCTTGTGTGTACTTTAATATCTTATCTTCAAGAGGTTTGGACCACTCAGTTGATGTAAGCACTCCGTACACATGATCATTGACTGTGTCAGCAATTTGCTGTTCTATCATGCGTGTTATTACATCAGTATCAATCATGTTTTCTCCGTGTGTCAAGTGTCACGCAATGAAACCCACCACCTAATGTACGGCTGTGGCTTAGCGTATGAGGTATAGCATCAATGCCTTTTGACTTTAATACAGTAATTAGTGCTGTTTGTGCGGCATCTACAATAACTGTTCGGGGATCCAGCACCAACATATTCATGGCAATCCATTTGGATGCATACGGATATTGATAAAAGCCCTGTGGCACTACATCGTCGATGTAGATTTTTTCCCAGGAATCAAACGCTGCCGGACAATTTGATTCAGTTACACGACTGGCATTCAACAATACCAATCCTTCCCGCACAGGCACAATGGTACTGTCAATGTGTACTCCGGAATAAAAGTTACACAGCTCAATGTCAATCGCAGGGAATTGATTGCACAGCCAATCATATGCGGCCAAATTACCACTGTGACTTTGTAGGTATAACCAGGTGCCACCTAGTCTGCATACATTGGCAGCATCTAAAATCATGCCTTGATCCCGGGGCATTGTTAACACTGTGTTAGCTTGTTGAATAATTTGTTGTAGGCCTTCGGTTTCTTGATTCCGGCAAGGATACATCATGTTTACATCAACCACAGTGTCGCCTGCTACTAACAATCTATCACGTGGACAATAGTTGTACATTCCACCTAACTCAACAAAGTCCATCGGTTTGGGTCTGTACACTACTGCGCCGTAGTCAGCTAATATCTCTGACAGGCGATCAAGTTCCGCGTTGGCTTCTTCAACAATCCAGTTGGGTACAGGACCAGTTGGCACAGGTGTTTCGGTCCAGGATGTTTTAGACGATTCTATAGCAAATACCGGATCATTGCTGGGCCAATTGGCGTTGGTTGCACTGCCAACTACTATGGCTTCCAGTGGATCCCATTCGTTACGGCTGTCTATCATAGGTGCCCTGTAATTTGCAATGTGTACCGATCTTCAAGTCCAATGTTGGCTGCCATGTGCGGTGCATCATACACCCATTCTGATGTTTGTCCTGCTTTCCAATTGACATAAGGAACACCATCTACTTCAAGGTAGTGTCCGGGTTTCCAATCTTCTAACAACACCAATGCTCGACGTATTGATCGTTCTCGACCTTGCAAATTAAACAGTTCGATATAACGCTTGTACAGATCTCTATGCACCGGCATAACTGTGCCGGTGGGCATGCGATAAAACGCTAGGCCAATGTCTTGCCAGCCTTGTGCCCGGTACATATCTATAAACTTTGGTGCCCAGTCCGGAAGTCTGTGTCGCATGTCACATAGTTCGCCACAAATTTTACTTTGATATCCTTGACTTTGCCATAGTTCTAAACTTGCAGGATCGTTAAAAGGCTCTTGAATGTAATCCAAGTTTTTAAACTCTTCATCCCAGAATTTATATAATTGGTATTTCCGTGGATTGTATATCATTTTTTGTTTCGTGTGTTTCCGTAGTGTATTACTTCAAGGTTGGCTGTTGGTGACAGCATTGAGCGCCAAGGATCAACAACAACACTGCCTTTAGGTATGTCGCAATAGAATCCATCCTTGACTGTGTTTCCGGTGTAGCCGTATGTCACCTGGCGGTTGTGTGCCAGCAACAGCACACAAGGACCAATCAACTCTGACACTACTTCTGTTGGATCATCTGCTAGAGGATCAACATATCTAACATTAAATCCAAATTCTTTTACAAAATGTCCAATCAGAGTTGAGTACGATCCAATACAGTACGCAACATCTGGCTTGTAGGCTTTGCCATGAATTACAATGCTCATGCCGCGTTCTTTTGCGGTGTCTACTAAAAACTTAGCAAGATTTTTTGCTTGTATTTCGCGAGCATACATGATAGTATCAAACATGTCATAGCCAAGATCATATTCTTCGGCTAACCAACGCAGGGCAATGTTGTCTCTGGGATGACATGCACCTGCATCCCCCATACCTGCTGTCATGTATTTGGGACCCATAATACGCATGGTTGAACGAGCCAATGCATTGGTTACCACATCCACATTGATGTTGCCAATTTTTAGTGCAAAGTCTTGAATCATGTTTGCAAGACCGATCTTGGCCGAAATGAATGTGTTGTAGAAGATCTTGATTGCTTCGCATTCATCCCAGGTGCCAATTTCGTAGCGTGGGTTGTTTTGCATAACTTGATTGTAAATTTCTACCAACTCTCCAGCCAGTGCATTTGGATTGCCATCTTCTGTACCAATCATAATCATTTCTGGGTTGACCATGTCCCATTTAACTGATCCCATGGCAATCAAATATGGGTTATATAAAAATTGATGTTTTGCATCTAACAATGGTACAAAGTATTTGCGAGTGGTACCGGGCAACACTGTGGAAATCAGCACAACTTTCTTAGGTGATGTAGCATACTGGTTGATGTTTGTAATGGCTTCTTTGACTGCGTCATGTCCAAAATCTTTGGGAGTCAAATGACTTGACGGAGTGCTTCCGTCATACCCCTCAGCATGAGGAGTAGGAACAGCAATAAAAATCCACTCACTTTTGTTTATGGTTTCTTCAATACTGCAAACTCGTACCAGGTCACTGGTTCTTGGGCTTGTGTCGTAGCCCCGGACTGTGAACTTTTCAGCCAGTACTTCTGCACATTCCAGACCTAATTTTCCAATGCCAATGAAGCCTATATTTTTCATATTATGAGTATTCTTTCGGATAGATTGTATTACTGTGTTCTATTTGTAGAACAATTTTATTGATTGTGTATTAATTTATCGGTTTACAGTACCATGCCCAAAAAAAGTAAACGGATCTATGCCCACTGAATTTTATTGCTCTAACGCAATAAATATCAAGATAATAATAACTATAAAGGTGATAGCATGAAACAGAGACTATTCAGGGGCGTAGCCTGGCTTGTTTTAGTAGTATCAGCAACGGCAACAGCACAAACAACCACTACGTCTGGCACAACCGGTGGAACGACCACAGGCACAAGCACACTGATCAATCAAGGTACCTACGACTCTAAGAGCCTGGTTGACACTAATAGTACCAGCAATAGTACCAGCACCGTTACTTCCAACAGCAATACTACTAGTAATAGCAACAGCACTAGCACAGCCGCGGTCAACAGTACCAGTAACAATACCAATGCTAACACCAGTGTCAATACCAATAACAATATTAACTCTGGCACAAGTACCATTAACAACAACAACGTTAATTCAGGTTCAATGACCTACAACAATAACAATGTCAACTCAGGCACAATGACTTATAACAACAACAATGTCAACGCCAGTACTGCTACCAATGTAAACACCAACAATAATATTAATAGTGGCACAATGACCTACAACAACAACAATGTCAGCACAGCCACCAACAATAACAACAACGTTAACACCAGCACAGCCACCAACAACAACGTTAATACTGGTGATATGACCAATCGTAATATCAACACGTCGACCAGCACCAGCAACAATGTTAACAATAACGTTAATCAAAGTACAGCAGTTAATCAAAACATGCAGACTGGTGATATGACCAATCGTAATATTAACACAGTGAGATTACACAACGAATCATTCAACCTCCGCCAACTGCGGTTGCTCCTGCTATGCTGAGTGGTGGCAATGCTGACTTATGTTCAACTGGCAGTTCGGGATCTGTGCAGACACAAGTGTTTGGCGTAAGTTCAGGTGGAACAGTACGTGACATGAATTGCGAACGCTTGAAGTTAAGTAAAACTCTATATGACATGGGCATGAAGGTAGCGGCAGTTGCTACCATGTGTCAAGACCGTCGTGTGTTTGATGCCATGTTGGCAGCTGGCACACCTTGCACATACGAAGGCAAGATTGGTGAACAAGCAAAAGCAAGTTGGGAAGCAAATCCAGACCGGATTCCAAAGATTGACGAGGCAAAACTAGATGACACTTATAAGAAAGTTGGCATTGGCGCTATCCTTGGCGTTCTTGTCCACAAGTTATTCTAACGCACAGGATTACGTCAGCGGTAATTTAATTACCAATCCAGGATTTACCAATGGCTCCACTGGATGGACTACAACTGGAAACGGCACCGCTGGAATGTTTGGCGCTGGCGGCAGTGACGGGTATCAATTTAGTTGGCAAGCTGGCACAGTATCACAATCAATTGCAGTCAATCAAGCCTTGACTGGCACCGGTATTATTGTTAGTGGACTACAATATGGATGGCGATATGCCAACTGGTGTAAGAACAAAATAGGCGGGGAACAATCTTGCTTTGATTCAAATGGCATAGTTGACCAATTAAGTGCCAATGTTAGTTTAACTAACTCTGCTGGTACTAATGTATATTCTCAGAATTTTAATTATAACACATGGGTATATGCATGGCAACAAGAAAATCAAAATGTTAACTTTGCAACACCGTACTCACTTACCGGACTTAACAAATTAAACATTTCATTCTCAGGTGTTGACTCAGGGGGCTGGGCTGGTTTGTATGGACCAGTGGTTACCGATGTGTATGCTAAATTAAAGTACTCAATTGATCCTTGTGCTAACAATCCTGCTTATAGTTCAACTTGTGCTGGCTTTGGTAACATTATTAACACTAATAATTTATTAGATTCAACCAAGGGAGGTTCAAGTCTAAATCAAGCATTTGCAATTAATACCGCACTGGAAAGTGCTGGCGTTGGTGCAAGGATACACGGATTTAATTACGGGTTTAACTGGAGAGTTGGACAAAGTTGGTACGGATGTACTGCTACCAACCAAGACGGATCGTGTTCGTGGTATATGAACGTACCTGCGTATGCTAATGCATCTTTTTCGTTGACTAACAGTAGTAACCAATCTATACATTCAAAGAGTTATAGTTTCACAGGTGACGGTACCAGTGGATCAGTAAGTGAAAAGTACTTGTTGCCATCAAGCATGAATCAATCATTGTTAGGCACAGGTAGAATTGTAGGGTCAGCATCTGGCACCGGTTCGTCTATAGAAGGTGCCTGGGCAACAATGATTTACACAGCTGACCCTTGTCTAGCTAATCCTTTATACAGCCCTGATTGTAAAGGATACGCATTAGCTATAGCCAAACAATTGGCGCCAGCAAGCACACCAACTACAGATGGTACACAGATCACAACAATGGATCCAACTACGGGAATGTCAGTGAATGATCCCGCACAGCCAGCGCCTCCTCCTGGTAGCCCTCCCCCACCACCAGGCAGTCCACCTCCTCCAGGTTCAGAACCTCCTCCTGGTAGCCCTCCCCCGCCTCAAGGTGCACCACCTCCGGCTTCTAGCAATACAAATAGCACACCAGCAAATCAACCTCCTCCACAGGGTGGTAGTAGTCAACCTCGAGCAGGTGAAGTTAAAACAGCCAGCGATAGCAACAGCAAGTCAGCGCCAAGTCTAGGCAGTGTTATGAGCATGATTAGTAGCAATCAAGCTAGAATAGGCAACGAAGCAAAGTCTGTTGTACAGGCCGCAGAAACAGCCGCTGCCAAAGATGCGCAACAAGCACAACAACAAGCAGAGAATGTGGCCGGCGCACTTACTGCTCAAAGCATTGCTGGTAGCATGACACAGGCCAGCACAGGCACAGGATTAGTGGTATCTAGCAGTCAATCACAAATGTCCATGGTAAATGTAGCCAGCGTAGCATCGACCACTGTGGTCACAATTGGTGGTCTACGCCCAGTAACATCAAGTGTATTTGCTGATCCCAATATGTCTTTGTCATCAAGCATGATGCCGGGTCAGTTTGATATGTACAGTTTGCAATCAGCGCCAGGGCGCAACAACACACAACCGGAACTAGAAACACCACAGATTGAAGGTATCAAAATTGGCGGCCGTTCTGTACTAAATGATGCCATGGAACAACGTTCTGTGTTACCAAGTGCTGGCACACAAGAACAGCGCACAGACTCAGTAAACAAAAATGTGCAGTCAAATGAACTGGCCGGCGGAGTTGATTTGACCAGAATGGCCACACAGCCGGCAGGTTATCAATCATATTCAACAGCCATGCCGGATGTGGCATTTTATGCACCAAGAGAAATATACCGGAATCAAGTCAATGTTGACAATGCAAGATTGTTACGCGGACTGGGTAGCGATAGACTTCACCAACAGTTGATAGACTTGCAGTACAAATAAGGAGAACAACATGGAATACATTGTTTATGTAATTATAGGGATTGGTCTAGGATTATCAACATCCAGCATCATAACAAAAAATAGTACACGAGTGCAGAATGCCCGAGACAATCTAGAAGCCAAAAAAGAATGGATAAGAATGGTATCCACAAGAATAAAAATAGGAGCTTAAAAATGACTGAAGAAATTAAAAGCGTTGATGCCAAGGTTGACGAACTTGAGGCGGCTGCAAAGAAGTATGCCTCAAAAGATACTGTGATCTCAATTGGTGGTTATGAGTTCACACCTGCCAAACTCATGGTAGCCGCCACTATTGTCAGCAGTATATTAGGCGGACTGTATGGCACGTTTGAAGTGTACAAGGACTACGTAGGCATGAAGAAAAAGATTGCTGAATATGCCGCACCAGACCTAAGTGGCTTTGACAAACGCCTAGCAGTCATAGAAGAAAACTCAGCCAAGACCTCGGACTACACTCGTGATATCAAAACAGACTTGAAGAATGATCTACGTCGTAACGAATCAGTAACTGAGCAGGTAGAACGCAGTGTTAAAACAGCACAGCGTGAAACTGAAGCAGAAATGCGTGACATGCGCAAGGCAGTGCGTGAGGACTTAGAAAAGGCACGTAACGAAGCCAGTGTTATTCGTAGAGAAATGGCCGATGCACGTAGAGAAATTGAACGTGAAGTTGTACAGTTAAAGAAAGAAGTTGATAGCAAAATACAAAAGGCCATTGATAATCCATTGGCCAACAAGTGATATGATCGGCGCGACCATGTTATCCTTGTACATTTTAGCCCAAGAGCCTAGATGTGTAAGATGGACCTGGTCAGGAGATGTTTATAACCGAGTAGTTGTATGTTTAGAATGGTCCAAGCCTCCTCCTAAAGACAAGGAGCCTAAGAAAAAATAATGGATCCTATCACCCTTGGTCTGGCATTTACAGCCGCTCAACAATCAGTTGGTTATATTAAAAAAGCCATTGCCCTGGGTAAAGATATTAACAGTCTTTACGGACAGTTTGCCAAGTTCTTTGAAAATAGTGATACCATCCATGAAGCAAACATAAAAGCACAAACCAGCAAAAATATTCTCACTGACGGACAGATCAGGGCAATGTCAATTCAAATTGCCATGCAGAGTAAGGCTCTACGTGATGCTGAAAAAGAATTGAAAGAAATGTTAATATGGTCAGGCAACAAAGACGTCTGGGATGAGATGATGGCTGAGCGTGTGCGTATGTACAAAGAACGTGCCAAACTACAAGCAGACATTAAAAATGCTAAAATTCAAGCACAGGCCGACATGATAGACAGAGTACTTATAGGCATAAGTTTCATGGCAATATCTGTCCCTGTTGTGCTTTTCAGTTTTGCTATGATAGTTCGATCTTAAAGAAAAGAAGTTGATATCAACATACAAAAGACCATTACCAATACATTTGTAAAACTAATTAGTAGGGTCAAATGTTAAATTATAGTTGTTGCCTCTGACACCGTCAATCATGTTGGTATATCGGCGAAATTTAGCATTTAATTCAGAATCATATTGGTAGTCTTTGATTACATTAAGCGCATATGATTTAACATCAGGGTCAACCGTCAAAGACTGCTCAATTTGATCCTTAAACCGGGCCATGTCCGCAGGTGGTACAGAATTTATTCTCATGTAATCCTCGCCGCCATGAAGAGAAAAGTGTATATTAAAATTTTGATCGTGACACCAATCTATTAACGCAGGAAGAGAATAAATGCTGGTATGTTGGAATGTATGGTTAACGATCAAATGAGTTTGTCCTGGTATTAGATTTCTTACTCGGTCTATGTTCTTTTCAATCACAGTAAAATCGCTTCCGTACCGTATGTAATCGTTGTGTTGGTCCGTGCCTTCGAGACTGATTGCAAAATTCACTGATTTGAATTGTTTTATCAGTTCTAACACAGTGTTATCAATCATGGTCATGTTTGTTACAAATAACAAATCTACGTTTTTTGGTTCGGTAACTTGATTCAGCATGTTGGCCAGTCCCGGAACCATAAACGGCTCGCCACCGGAGAAATGTAAAAATCTGACTGTTGGTAAAATTCTACCACAGAACTCAGTAAAGTCGTTGCTTTCCCACCACTTGTGCTCTCCAGTTGGAGGATCCCAATAAATATTAGCAGAGTTGTAACTTGGTTTGTTTTTTATATATTCTGTCCAGATACTTGAACTTGAGTAAGGACTACACATTATACATCGAAGATTACAAAAATTTCCCAATTTAAATTCCACATGCCATGGTGAGGTATGCCGATTAAAAAATGCTCGATTTTTTTTGGTATTCTTTTTATCAGCATCTTGATGACGGGTATTAGACATTGTTCGCAAACTGCGGTATCCAATATTTTCATCATGCCAGCACTGGTGACACCTAGGATCTTCTATGCCTGCATCAAGATCGTTGGATAGCTTGTCCATTTCTATTCGCCACTGTGAGTATTCATGGAATGTATAAAATTTGTGCTCATCTTGAGGTAATTCGTGAAACTGACAACATGGCCTCAAAGTACCATTTGTTTCTACACTTATACCATGTCTGGCAAGTACACATGATTTTGTCATGGATCAATCAGGATGCTTTTCAATAACTCCATCCCACTCGGGGCCAGGATCTGTTTCCATATATGTGTTAATACGATTACGAATGTCTTCGTAGAAACTATCCAGTTCTTTGTTCCAGCTACCAATCAAATGATCCAGTGCTTGATGGCAGTAGTTCCAATCACGGGCACGGTAATTGGTCAACAGATTGGCATGAAGATCCATCTTGCTTTGGGTCTGAGGCAATTCCATAATTGGAATTGTGTCAACCACACAGTATGCAGTTACTTGTTTATTCTCGGGCACAATTCGGATAGTATCTAATTCTAGCACTGTGTACTTTTCACGGTAGGTTTCAATTTGAGCAGGGTCAATAATAATGTTCACGATCGGTTTCCTTTTAAATATGTATGATGAATAAACTTTCTCTGTACAAAAAAACACACCTACTAACTGGATTACAATATCTTGGGTACACCTCTCAGGACCCTTATACATACAAAGGTTCGGGAAAATACTGGAGCAGGCATCTCAAAAAACACGGCGATAATGTCCATACCGAAATATTATTTGAAAGTAATAATAAAGAAGAAATTAAAAATCAAGGAATATATTACAGTCAATTATGGAATATCGTCAATGATCCAACATGGGCTAATCTTAAAGAAGAATCCGGATCGGGTGGTGCTATGGGAGAAGAATCAAGGAAAATAGTAAGCTCTAAAATGAAGGGTCGGTCAAAATCGGATGAATGGAAAATTAATCATTCTAAAATAATGACTGGTAAATTACACAGTGACGAGGCTAAGATAAATCATAGCAAAGCAATGTCAGGATCAAAGAACGGTATGTGGGGGCGAACACATTCAGAAGAGACTAAAAAATTTCTAAGTGAAAACACTAGAAAACATCTCAAAGGCAAGACATACGAAGAAATTTACGGACCAGAGAAGGCAGCCAAATTAAAAAAACTACGGTCAGCAACATTTAAAAAAACAAGGAGAACAAAGCGTGACGTTAACATTTGATCTCATAAGTGACCTGCACCTAGGTCCCACAGACACATTTGATTGGACCGGAATAGCCACCAGCCCATTCTGTGTCGTAGCCGGCGATATTTCCATGGATGTTGAAATAGTGCGAGACACATTAGAACATCTTGGTCAATGCTATCAAGCAGTGTTTTATATCGACGGCAACAACGAACATAGATACAGTTTAGACTCACTTAGTGATAGTTATAACATACTACAAGAAGCTGTTGCTGGAATAGAAAATGTAGTATTTCTACAAGACAACTGTGTGATTGTTAACAATGTTGCATTTGTTGGCACCAACGGCTGGTGGACATATGATCTAGATTCCAGCATTGATGATGAACAGTGTAGATTATGGTATTGCGATGTCATGGATGTCAGCATGCCTGTTACCAGTGCTATACACAGCATGGCATACAACGATGTTGCTTACTTGAGAAACAGTATTAAAAAACTTCAAACACATCCTGATGTTACATCAATTGTTCTTGTCACACACACTGTGCCAAACATAGATTTAATAAATTATGACATGGAGATTACGTCAACTTATAAGTTTAATGTAATGGGAAATTCTCTTATGCAGATGGCACTGGATGGCGATACAGAAAACAAAGTTAAAACTTGGTGCTTTGGACACTATCATAATGCCATTGACCAGCATCAGCACGGCATTAGATACGTGAACAACTGCCGGGGCAGAGTTGAAGATTCATCTACCTGGACTCCGACTTATCACCCCAAGCGCATTGTGGTTGATTGTTAACGTGAGGTTTCGGGTTCTAATTTAATTTGCAAAGGATAATCGTTACTACGTGCATCCAGTGTAACTTCAATGCCTTTTTGTTCGGCAATTTCATAAGGCAAGATTGCAACAATTGCAGATCCGGCATTGTGAATATCTTCTGTAATTGTCACAGCAGTTTCTGCGGTGTACTCAAAATGTCGTATCAAACTTTCAACTACAAAATCCACAGATGTTTTGTTATCGTTCAAGTAGATAATTTTGAAT